AAGGTATTGAAAGATTTGTCGCACACTTTTACAGATCTTCCTCTTACAAATGATATCAAGGATATTGTAGATGAGGCTGTCATCGAGAGAAATAACTGGCAAATGTATGGAAGTAAAAAACCACACTTGGAACAATACAAGGTGACACATATTTTCAAATATACAACTCAAACTAGGGAAGTAGAAGATGAAAATATTGCATTAGATTCAAATAATTATGTCGAATTATTGTCAATAAGGAATAAATATTCTGAGACTAAATTAAAAATTGAAAAACAGGAAGATATCGAAAAACATGAGGCCTTGATACAGGAACGCAAAATGAGAATCCACTTTAAGAACTCTGTGTTGAGCAAAACCAGAAACACAAAAATGAATTACAATGAGGATGATTTCAATCAAGCAGGGGCACTTGTGGACCTTCTAAGTATAACAAGGGCTAATAGTTATAATGATTGGATTCGGACAGGGTGGTGTTTGAGGAATATTGATTACCGTCTATTAGATAAATTCAAAGAATTTAGTAAAAAATCACCAAAATTTGTCGATGGGGAATGTGAAAAGATGTGGGATTACATGCGACAAGATGGGGCATGTCTGGGTCTGGGTACACTTCATCTTTGGGCTAAACAGGATAATCCAGATATGTATGCAGAAAAGGTTCAACTTCAACTTCGTGAGTTGATTCGACAATCAAAAAGTGGTACAGAATATGATGTTGCTCGTGTTATTGAAAAAATGTATAATCATCAATTCATTTATGACTCTAAAAATAAATTATGGTATGCATTTCACAATCATAGATGGCATATGACAGATGATGGTTTTGCATTGAAGAAGCGACTACCTGTTCAAGTTGCTGATGAATATCGGAAATCTGCATCATTTTTCCAAATGCGTGCTGCTGCACCTGACATTGAGCCCGAGGAAAAAGAACGTCTCGATGCCATGTGTACATCATTACAAAAGGTGATTATGAATCTCAAAAAAGCAAGTTTTCAGTCATCAGTGATGACAGAAGCTGCCATGTTGTTCAATGTGGAAAAGATTGATGACAAATTTGACAGCAATACTCACCTCATTGGATTCGAAAATGGTGTATATGATCTGGATGCCCTTGAATTTCGGGATGGACGTCCCGAGGATTACATCACACTCAGTACTGGAATCAATTATGCTCCTTACGATGCATCAAGTCCAGCATATGGAGAACTATATCAGTTCCTTTCACAGATTTTGAGAAATGAAAATGTAAGGGAATATGTGCTCCGTTTGTTCGCAAGTTTTCTCCATGGGAATATTCGTGAGGAGCGTTTTCATGTGTGGACCGGAGTTGGATCCAATGGAAAATCAAAAATTTTAGAGCTCTTTGAGAAGGCATTTGGGGAATATTGTTGTACACTTCCCATTGCTCTTCTCACTCAAAAGCGTGGTGCTTCCAATTCGGCAAGTCCTGAACTTTCCCGTGCTAAATCTAAACGTTTTGCGTGTCTTCAAGAGCCTGGCGAGAATGAGCGTCTTAATATCGGTCTTATGAAGGAGATGACTGGAGGTGATAAAGTGTATTCCCGTGGTCTTTACAGGGAGGGTTCGGAATGGAAGCCACAATTCAAGATGATTCTTACATGCAATCATCTTCCAGTTGTTCCAAGTGATGATGGTGGTACGTGGCGTCGTATTCGGGTTGTAAGATTTGAGAGTAGGTTTTGTGAGCATCCAGATCCACAAAAACCAAACGAATTTCCAATTAATACAGAGCTCTCCCAATGTTTCGATGAATGGAAGGAACCATTTATGTCTTTGTTGGTGGAGTATTATAAAAAGGTAGTAACAATCAAAATGAAAGAGCCAGAGGAAGTTCTTGAGTGCACCCGCGAATATCAAAGACGTAATGACATCATTATGGACTTCTTGGACAATGCAATTGAGAAACATGAATCTGGATTCTTGTCTATTACAGATGCCTTTATGGAATTTAAGAGTTTCCTCAAGGAAGAGGGTGTTACAGACAGAGGAATGCGAAAAGCAGATTTCCAAAGTTATATTGAGAAGCAATATGGAAAATCTGTCAAGAAAAAGCTCCTCAAAGGATGGGTTGGATATAGGCTACGGTCATCTATTTCTGACTTTAATGCTGTTGATGATTATGATTAAAATTTTACAGATTTAATTTTTGTTATGAAATTGCAATTTTGCAGTTTATATATTCCTATAATAAAAATGCATAGAGTATTTGCTTTTCCATCAGATCATAAGGCCAAAGAATGTATAAATCTATCAGTAGAGCAAAGAAGAGTCATTGAAGAGTACACAAGGTCGGGGTATGGAGATATAAACAAATGTTTAAGGGAAAAAGGGGCTAGTAGATTTATGCCAAAAAATGTGTTGGAACAAGTAAAAACGTTACAAGAAATGTTTCAAAACATACCCACACAAACATTTCCAAGTGATTATGTGTTGTATAGGGGTTTTTTTACACCTAAAATGATGACAGCCAAAGTTGGTGATTTTATTCAAGATTTAGGGTTTGTTTCAACATCCGAGTCTGTGGAAACTGCTTTTGATTTTTCAAGATCATGTGAAACAGATTATTTTGGGGATACAAAGTGCTGTTGTGTTGTAGAAATAAGTTTCTTGCCGGATGTAGAATACAAAGCATTACCTATATGCAACATGACAACGTATGATCATGAATATGAAATATTATTTCCACCATTTACTTCTTTTAAAATCAAAGAAATAACCAGTGCAAATCGCGATTATTCAAATCAAGATCACAAGGTTTTCAAAGTTGTAATGTATCCACCTGATGTCTGTCCAACACAGGGGGGTGGTGGAAAAAATAGAAAACGCAAGGAATATAAGCTTGGAAATGGCAAAGTATTACAAATAAAGTGGAATAATTAAAATGTGAAACGTATAAAGATAAAATAAAATGTAATAAATAAGAAAATGAGCGTCAAAGATAATATTGCACGCAGTTTTAAGACAATTGGGGAAATGTTAACTGACAGAAATATTTTGGATGAAAATGAACTTCAAGTCTTGAGCAGTATTGGCCAAAATGAGTTGAAGTCATTTTCAGCAAATAAAAGTATCTTTAATATTGACATTAATAGTAAAGTACGTATAATCTATTATCTAGGAAAATTCAAGATTGCGGACTATAAGCCATTTATTGAAAAAAGCGACTTTGATCTCTATATTGTAGTTATGGGAGAAAAACTAACAACAAACAACATCAAGTCTATTACAGAATTTGAAAAAAAACTAGAAAAACCTATTTCAACACAGGTTTTTGAACTGAAGGAAATTGTGTTCAACATTACAAAACATATTCTTGTACCGCAGCACACAGTAATTTCCGACGAAGAAGAGATTAGTTCGATTGTTGAGAAATATAATCTGAAAAATCGTTTGCACTTACCCCTCATGCTGAAAACGGATCCGATCGCGAAATATTACGATGTTAAACCAGGTCAGCTTGTTAAGATCTATCGTATCAGTCCATCTGCAGGAGAGTATGTGGTTTATAGATGTTGTGTATAATGTAAAAAATCTATCTATATAATAAATGTCAATTATCTCTAAACTGTATTATCCAGGGATATACGATAACACAGATATAACAAATATATTCGATTTTGATAACTTTTTAGATCATACAAAATTTATGAATATTCTTAGTGTAGATTCATCTAAAGGACTCGATATAAATTTAGCATCTAAACTTTTAGAGTACTTAACTTCAGTTCCTTCCGATGTGAATGGTACCAGAGATTTTATAGATAAAAGGTTTGGCAATTTAATTTATGATTATACATTTTGGGAGGTATTTTCCAAAGAGTTTGGTAATCATGTAGGATCTCTCTACAATAGTCAAAATAAAGGGCATGGTCAGGCATTATACACGAATGTTATGGGCATATTTAACAGTGCTGTAGATTACTCAGATCTTGCTACATTATCTTCGCAATTTATGAGTTTACCTGATAAATATTTTACATTCGGGTCAAATGTCACACCATATGGGGATAAGTTTGATATTAATGCATTCAAGAGTGATTTTATTGAATTACTTGTTAAATATTTTTACCCTTATCACTATTTTATCCACATCCAAGAACGTGTAAAGAATTGCGATGATTTCAAATGCAAGCGTGCATACCTTCTTGCAAAGTACGTATTTGTGTATTATTTGTACATGTCAATTTTTGTATTTTTATTTGGTACTGGAAATGCAGTAAGGGATGTAGCAACTACCCTGAAGAAAGACAACGCTTCATTAGAGGTTATAAAATACCAAATCGTTCTTGCAATGGATCAAATTCTTTCCATTTTACAAGAAGAAAATCTGTTAGACGGTCCAGATGGCAACAAAGTATCTTCTCTTGCAGGATTTTACAAAGAAATCAAAGCTTTATCAGATTCCAATGTTCGTGAATCAAATTTCTTGAATGAGAAGAAAAATGTGGCATTGATAATGCAAAATAACTTGTCAAACTATACAAATTATGAAGTCCTTGCTCATCAAGAATTATGGTCGTTGAAAAGAAGCTTTATCATTATTGCGGTTGTGATGCTTGTAATAATCGCAACTTTGATAGCACTTGTAATTTCTGGTTCATATTCTTATGCATACATCCTTTCTGGTATAGTTCTTTTGGGACTGGGTATTAATGGACTGGTTGCTGCCATCAGGCAATAAAAAATATAATTATATTATAATATAAAATGACAAGTGCTAGTGTAACCACAACAGACATTAATCAATATTATCCTACTTTACAACCATTATTGGGCAATGTTCAGAAGATGGTTCCAAATGGTTCATCTACAAGTGATGGCCAAAAAAATGCATTACAAGAAATTGCTTATCAAGGTACAGCAGAAGACGGTGATTTCCGTTCAAAGTTGGCATCATCTTTGAATGATCAAGTCTCCAAATATATAGAAGTTTCTCACCGTCTTAATGATTACAATGAAATATATAACACGAACAGTTATATAGATAAAGAGTTAAAGACATCCAAGAAGGAGATAACAGGAGTTACACAAAAGCTAAAGAATAGGATATATAGTAGCAAGCAAAAGTCACAATTATATGAATACGAAAAGAACAAATTGTCTTTTTATAAATCATTGTTCTTAGTATCATGCTTTGTCATAGTTGATCTTATAACACTTGTAGGTGTTCACTTGCAAGGAGTTATAAGTGAAAAAACATTATATGTTGTAACAGGGGTTTCTGCTGGAATCTATCTTTTGATTGTGTTTGTGCTTGTGTATGCCAATTCTTTCAGAACTCATACAGACTGGAATAAATTCTACTGGGAATCCATGAACAAAGACAAAAACAGTATGTCGTGTAAATAAACATCAATATTTATAATTGTATCCAACTATATTTTTTTCTATTCCTTGGATGTTGAATTGTTCACCCAAAGCATTCGGAAATTTATCCAAATTTTCAGATAAAAGTCCATCTGATGAAGCCTTTCGCAAATAGTCTTCTACGACATATTTTTCAATTGCTTGATGGGCATGATCTTGTGATGGTAAATCATGTGGGAAAGTTTCTTTTGTAGAATTGTCATGTTTAGTTTCATATTTTGGTTCGTTTTTTGTTTTGCTTTTTATAATATTGAACTTACTTGTGTTCGCTTTGACATATGTAATTACAAGACCTAATGCAATCACAAAACCGAGAATCATATCAATAAACAGAAAGGTGGTGATGCTTGTTGCAATCCAAAGGGAGATGATCACAGGAGTATTGATAACTTGAAGATTAGATGGATCTAATGCAAAAACAACTAGAATATATGCAAGAATAACCAACTTGGAAACGTCGATAAACCTCATTATTATAAATACCATATAAAAAAATGATATGATACATATTAAAAAAGTCATATGCAGTATGACTAGTTTAAGTTCCAAAGGGTATGCTATTGTGAAAGAATGTCTAGATCCAAAAGATTTGGAAGAAATTAGGTCTACCCTCACTGTGAAACCGTACAATATAATGGATGCAGAAAACAATATAACATCATCATTTCCTGTTTATAAAGAGAGTAAGACCAAGATATATGTACCAAAGGTATATGGTTTGAAACATTTTGGCATTCCAGATGAGGATCATATAACAAACAGACCATACAGTGATATAGAAATCAAATTTAATGGAGATCTAAGAGAAGATCAGAAAGGCCCTGTCAGTGCATACTTGAAAGCGGCAAACAATAAAGAGGAGATGGGGGGAATAATAAATCTACAATGTGCTGCTGGTAAAACTGTAATGGCATTATATATTGCATGTGCTTTAGGGAAGAAGACACTCGTTGTTGTGCATAAAGAATTCTTGTTAGATCAATGGAAAGAGAGAATATCTCAATTCGTAAAAGATGCAAAGGTTGGATATATCAAAGGTCCTGTTTGTGATGTGAATGGAAAGGATATAGTTATTGGATCATTACAAAGCTTAAGTATGAAAGAATATGACAGCAATATTTTTGATAAATTTGGATTTGTAATCTACGATGAGGCTCATCATACAAGTGCTCAAGTGTTTTCAAGAATTTTTCAAAAGGTAACAACACAATATACACTGGGATTATCAGCAACCGTGAATAGAAAGGATGGTTTAACAAAAGTATTCAAATGGCATATAGGAGATATTGTATACAAAGGGAAAAAGAAAAAAGATGTAATGAAGATTTTAATAAAGGAATTTTATGAGCCAAATCATGAATATTCCAGGCCTTATTTGATGTTTAATAAAAAGCCAAATATTTCGAAAATGATAAATAACATTTGCGAGTATACTCCCAGGACCAAGTTTATCATAAAATGTTTACAAGATATATTAATTGATGAACCTAACAGGAGAGTACTAGTTTTGAGCGACAGACGCAATCATTTAGTAGCCTTCAAACAACAGTTGGACGAAGTAGGAATTTCGAGTGGGTTTTACTATGGTGGATTAAAACCAGAAGTGTTACAGGAGAGTGAGAAACAACAAGTACTGTTAGGAACATATGCATATGTGAGTGAAGGATTTGATATGAAGGGATTGAATACGATGATCCTAGCTTCACCAAAATCTGATGTGATACAGTCAATAGGAAGAATTACCAGAGACTTGGTACAAGACCGCGAGTATCCTGCTCTTGTTCTTGATATCGTAGACAATTTTTCAATTTTTCCAAATCAGGGTAAAAAACGTCTAAAGTATTATCAATCACAAAATTATGATATTGAAAAGGATACTTTGTATGATGTTTCAAATATTGATTTCAAAGGGAAATGTTATATCACAATGGATGACGAAGATGAATTTAGCGTACTTAAAGATTAAAATGAAAGCATAAAGTAGACATGGAACGTTGTGTCATTTGTAAGAAAAAAGTCAATATTATGTGTTTTGTTTGCAAGTTTTGTGAATGCAAATTTTGTTGTCAACATCAATTGCCTGAAGTTCATAATTGTAATATGAAAGCGTCTGAACACTATGTTGAATATCGTAAACAAAATATGGTGGTAGAATATAAACCGGAATCAAAAGTTACAAAAATTTAGGATTTATTTTTATTTATAAAGTATATGACACATATACATATGCCTATATTCACCGTAGCGATGGTGATGGCTATCCAGAATGGAACGAAAGAAATTTCTTCATCAATATCCATTTTACATAAAGGATATAATAGTTTTTAATATAATTAAATGAAGAACGAAATTCAAATATTTGTTCGAGACGAATGCCCAATATGTTTAGAAGAAACATGTCTGTTGTGTATGATAACGCTTAAATGTGGTCATTGTATTTGTGACAATTGTTTACAAGAGATACAACGAACATCTGGAAGTAATTGTGCATTTTCATGTCCCATTTGTAGAAGAATACAATACAAGTTTCCGTCATGTTGTTTCTGTGTACATGAAATGATGACCTATGCACCAACAGTCTTGATACTTTTGGTATGGATGATAACTATGATATTGATTCTTCATATAGGATTGAAATGATATTACATAAGGTTTATCTATAAAATTAAAATTACGTATGGGTAAACTCGAATCAGAATGTCTAAAAGTTCTAATTAAGAAATATTTTGGAAATACAAGTATCCCATTAAATTGTATTGCTAAACCCAAACCAATTGAAAAAAACAAAATATCAACTAATAAGCAGAACCTTTACACAAGTATTAGATTTTTATTTGGGGAATCACGTATGAGTTGATCAAAGTTTTGGTAATAAACTCTGTTTTATTAAGTATTCCTGCCAACAGTTGACAAATATTAGAGTTTCCATTAAACATGATGTTTACAAGGTTGAGACGACACATAGTATGGTATTGGTGATCTAAAACAGCATGGCTGACAATGATGGCAACCGACATTGCAAGGTATGTCATTACATGCTTAATTACAGTAAAATTCATGGTGATATATGAAACGTTTTGAAAGTTTTAAGTATATTCTTATTAAAATTTTGTCGATAAATATATTAGCGTTGCATGAATATAAAAACCAGTCCAATTATACTTGTCCCAGGTTTTGCTGGATCCAAACTTGTCGACAATTCATGTGTTGTTGTTCCAAAATTTTCTAAATTAAAGCCAATTCAAAGGACAAATAGAAATGATTTTGTAAATCTCAATATATTTGATAGAGAATGGAAAGATAAATTCAAACTTAAATATGACAATGAAAAAGGATTGATTGCAAATGAGTCAATAGATGTGTATGATTTTGGGGGCGTAAATGGAATACAGAATCTATGTGATGATTGCACAAAAATTGATGGTTTCTTCAGTCAATTTTTCAAAACTGAACTGATCAACAGTTTTTATAATTACAAATACTATGACGATTTAATAGCGAAATTAGAATCGAATGGTTACAAAAGTGGTATCAATTTGTATGGTGCCCCGTATGACTTTCGAAAAATAATGATGAAGGATTATCTGAAGTTGTTTTTCGAAAGATTGAAACATCTCATTGAAGATGCATATCAAGAAAATGGGAAACCGAGTGTATTAGTTGCACATAGCATAGGTTGTCTAATTATATATATATTTCTGGTTGAGTATTGTAATGCTCAATGGAAATCCAAGTATGTGAAAACATTTGTTTCCGTTGGAGGTCCTTTTGGAGGATCTTCAATAGCTTTCAAAACAATTTTATCGGGACTCCCAAGACTTTCCTTTTTGAAAGAAAGATACGAAAATATAATGCAACACAGTTCGGGACTTGTTCTTGCATTACCAAATCAACTTGGATACAATAGTGAGTATGTAGCATTCGAAAAGAAAACAGGGAAAAAATATAGTGTAAATAATTTTTTTGAACTCCTTCCAGATGTATCACGATGTATATGGCAAGATCAAATTAGAGAGTATATACCAACATTCCTGAAAAATACCGATGTTGCTACTATATTTGTCATAACATCGGACAGGGAAACCGAAACATCATATATTTATGAAGAGATTGACAAAAATAACTTTAAAGAGCCTGATGTTATTAAGCTGGGAAAAGGTGATGGTGTGATAACAGTACAAAGCTTGAATGTCCATCAAAGAAATTTTTCTTTGTATTCCAACTATACCTTTTATGAAATAGATGACGTGGAACATACATCTATATTACATGGGAATGAATTATACAAGTTAATAACATCTTATGCAGAGTGATACATTATATAATATGGTTTGTAATATTTCTGATAGTATTTTTGTAAATGTTCTATATATCGCTTTTTATACATATATAGATAAGAACAAATTTTCTCAGTTCTTAATAATACAATAATATGTTTGGAGTTGGTGTTAAGAATGCAATATTATTCATGTTGATTATACTAATACTCCACTTTTTGATACGCAACCTGATGTTGGAAAAACATTTGTCTCTGTCAGTAAAGAGTGAAAAAAAAGAACAAATGCAAGCAATTGAGAGAGAAGAGGACGATTTTCCATTTGAAACAAAAAGGGTTGAAGACAAAAGTAAAGAATTATATGAGTATGTGATGAGGGAAGAGGAGCATTTCACAGAACCACAACCAAATGAAAGTTTTGAAACTCAGCTTCCAGTAGCTTGCGATGCAAATTTAATCATGAAGACAAACATTAGCAAAGAGTTGCCAAAAGAGGAAAAGAAATTAACCTCTCAGAAGAATCCTTTTCTAGTTATTCACGAGTACGAAGATGAAAGTGCATTAAATGGTGGAAAGGTTTTTGATGGATTAGATGGCTTTGATGAATATGGGGATGTTTATGAAGAATATAAATGCTAGGCTAGTAAAGAGACGTGGCCCTATTCTGTTTAAAGGTAAAATATAATTTTATGCATAGGCCTAAGAAATTCAAGAATATCATAACAGGAATAGTTGATATTATAGGAACATCATTCATAAGAACTCCATATGCAAGGATAAGAGATCCCGATGATATATTAATGCATATTGATGCATATACAGTGTCATTAATACCGAAGTTCAGGTCTATATGGTCTTTTAGAATATTCAGAATTGATGGGATACTCTGTGTTGCGAGAAGCGAGAATCCAGTAAAACCTATAATCTCTTTAATATCAAAAACTTGAGATGATTCGGTCATTGTATTTCTATAATATTTATGCAAGCCATTTAAATATAAAATTTGAATATGAAATATATAGTTTTTTACAAAAGTATGACACAAGTTTCAGAAATATCTTTTTGTTCTCGGATTGGGTACAACATAAAAATGGACGACGCCAAGAAGAAAATTATGGATGATTTAGAATCAATATTTAAGTTTAAGGTCATTCAAAAACATAATGAGAAATATAATGAAACCTTTATTCCAAAACTTACTAACAATCCACATTTGGTAAGTGTACGGACTAATGGGAATCCTTATTTGCTATATTTAACAAAATTTAATTTTGTAAATCAATGTATTTTTATCGACAAAAAGGTACAGAGTGGATATTTCTTACCAAGAATTATTCTGTCGAAATTTCGTTTCGATGATTCATTGTTCGAGGGTACATTATTTGATGGTGAAATGGTTAAAGACCGTGATGGTAATTGGATTTTCTTGATATGTGATTTGATAGGGTATAAAGGTGTTTATCAAGAAAACATCAACTTGGTTAAGAGATTAAATATTCTATATGACATATTTCAAAATCAATACATGAAAGATGAATATGATGTATGTCATTTCCAAATAAAGAAATATTTCAAGTATGAAGAGATTGAAAATGTTATTGGAGAATTTATTCCCCAACTTCGATATACATGCAGGGGGATATATTTTAAACCTTTATTTTTGAAATTTAAAGATATATTATTCAACTTTGATGACACTCTCATTCAAAAGGTTATGCGTAAAAAGTATAAGAGTGTGAGTAGTTTCTTGCTGATTGAAGATAAGGAAAAACTTGTATCGAATGATATTCCTACACCCATATCCCGAGACAACTCTACAATAAGTACTGGTCAAGTAAAAGATAAATGTTTCTTTGTGAACAAAACAAGCCAACCTGACGTATATGAACTAGTTGAAAACAATAAAGTGCATAGTACAGCGTGTATTCCTTCATTAAAAATAAGTAAAATGATGAGGCAACTTTTCCAAGATTTGAATCTTACTGATAAACTACATATGTATTGTGAGTTGAGTGACAAATTCAAGGGAAAATATGTACCGATTAGACAGGTTCAAGAAACTAACTGAATACACGATGAAATAGCTGCTTGAATAGTTGTAAGGTCAACATTTTCGTCATGATTATAATTAATATATACTTTGTTAAAGAATGTGGAACACCCTTCATACTTTTTCCTTTCAAAATTCAGATAAACCCTATTATTAATTTTGAAAATAGCCTTACTAATGTATGATACACTGTGTATTTTTGTTGTTGATGGAAAAACATGGTATGGTAGTTTTTCTTTGTAAAAAACCAAAACCCTGATATTTTCAAGCAGATTATCATGTTTTGTGAGTGTTTTTTTGAATATTTTTATTTCATTTTTATCATTATTTTCATACGTTATATTTCTGAAAATGTACTCTTTATAATGTTTTTGAAATCCGTGATAGTTTTTATTTTTCATGTTTTGAAGCATTTTGAAAAATACTTTATCTTTAATGTCTATACAATTTGGATAATCTTCAAAAACAATCTCAATATAGTTTCCGTTATTACAATACTGCTTGATATCAAACATTGTTGTATATGATAACAAATATCTTTATGTCATTTTGTGTGTCAAATTTTTTTGCTTCATCACTTAAAAATTGAACATAACAAGTGAGAAGAATATGTGCAATGGTCATAATTGATATTCGGTCACCAAGGCAGGAATATGTTTTCAGTAATAAGAAAATTCTTCGAGAATATCAAAAGGCGGAACTATATCAAATGATGCAAATGGAAAATGGGGAGTATCTAACAACAGAAGGTCGACAAATTTCCACTAACTTTGGAATATTTGGAAGTCGTATTGGATCTGGGAAAACTAGGACAATCCTTGCATTGATAGAATTAACATTTCATAACATGATAGTACATCGTTCCAAAAATCAAGATATGTTCAGCATAAATGGTGTTACAGTCAAATCACCCTTGATAAGCAGCATAGAAAATGACGAAATATCCAAAAGTACAGTTATAATTGTTCCAAATTATCTTGTACCTCAATGGCAAAACGAAATGGACACTTGTGGAACAACTTACTCATACAACAAAGCAGATAATACGTCAAAAGTTATCCTTGTTAGTGCATCACAATTTTCTAAATTTGCTACAACACATGAACTTTTAAAATTTAGGAGAATTATTGTAGATGAACCTGAAACAATAAAAATAAAAGGTGATCAATATATCAAAAATAGTTTTATTTGGTTTGTGGGATCCACACATCGTCAGTTATTTCACTTGCCACGGTTTAGAACGAGAAATGCTATGTTCGCAAACCACTTTGGAATATTTGGTCAAAGGTATGATTGGATTGAGCTAGATGATTTTATTGTAATGTCTTGCATAGAATGGGTAAAGGAAACACTGATGTTTGAAAGAAAAGTTTTCGAAGAAGTTTGGATTAAATGTAGAACGAAATATAGGACAGGTGATTTGGATAAAGAAGTAGGCAAACTTATAATGCAAGGTGATTATACGAAAGCTCTAATAGAGGGGGAGTTTTCGCTGCGCAACATTAATGAGATTGAAAGACAATATGAAGGCAAGGCTCTCGAAAATATTAGATTAAAAATGACAGGGGATGATGAAATGTGTATTGTCTGCTATGACCCATTACAAAGGGATACTAATATCGTTGTGTGCAATATTTGTGCCAATATGTATTGTCCTAAATGTGCTTGTGGAATTTTAAAGTCTGGTTACAAAATGTGTGCAATTTGCAAGGTACCCTTGGATGAACTAAGTGTATATGTAGGTGATATGAATATGTATGATAAGTCACAATTACATATACCGAGCAAATTGGAAGCAGTGGTTAACATCGTTAAAGCCAATCCGAGCGGAAAGTATGTTGTACTAGATAACACTTGGGAAGTAGGACTTGCAAATATGAGTAATGATTTGTGGAATTATGGGATTAAATCAAGGGTTTTGTGTGGGAAAATTGAATCAATATGTAGAGCCCATGACAGGGGGGATGTGGATATTTTGTTGATTAACAAATATTCAATGGTTAGTGGTTTGAATATACAATGGGTTTCTGATATTATCATATATAATCAGCCATCACAAGATAATACACACATAATTGATAAAATCACCATAGGACGATGTCCAGATGATCCGCCTCTTAAAATACATTATCTGTTTGATAAACTGGATCTCTAAAAAAAGGCTCTAAGTGCCGTCAGAAATAGTAGAAAGGTTGCGTCTGCAAAAAGGACATGTATCCACACTTTCATAACATTTTCTACATATTTTGTTTTGGCATGAAACACAAGATGCATTTTTTACTCCTGCCCGACATACGAAACACAGCATATTTGCAGTATCTATATCATTTTCAAATGATTGTAACTGCTCTTGTAAATGTTTTTTTTCAGCCTCGACATTTTCCAATCGTTCTATAAGGCGGTTTAATCTTTTTGTTGTAGCTTTATCAGATTCATTTAGTTCATTTTGTAAAACACGGTATTTCTTCCTATATTCCCTCAATTGTGTATTAAGATCTTTAGTGTGCTCTTTTTCCTTGTAGAAATCTACTTGGATAACGTCATATTCAAAATTAATATTCCTCAATTCGAGTTTTGTATCTTCTAACTCCATGCTAATCTCGAGAGATGATTGTTGTGCTTTTCCTAGATCATTTGCTATATTATCCTTTTCTTGTGTAAGTTTTCTAATTTCTGTGCTGTGTGAACTTTGTAATTTTGCAAGATTTTCAAGATATAAATCCTTTTCTTTAACCAGTTCTGTATGACTCTCTTGAAGACTAAGTAATTCCCTATTTACTTGAGATGTGAAACGACTTATCATATCCCTATCAGACTTTAAAATCCGCATTTTAGATTTCAACTCTTTGATTTCGTCATGAAGTTTGTTTATATCAACATTTTCGGTATCATTCATTGCTTCTATTTTAGAAAAAGAGAATATTAGGCCTTAAATATAATGATTGAAGAGCCGGTACATCCACTCCAAGTCCAATATTCACGAAAAAATATGATACACATATAAAGAAAACTATATAATAGTTTGGTAATGTCTGTTGAAATCAGGGAAAAGTTCCATAGTTTGGCAGCAAAGAAAAAT